TTTCTAACAGGTCTGCACTCTTTAGGATTGCACGTTCTAGCTCTTGACGTCTAGTAAACCCTTCAAACTCGTCCATAAACCATTCAAAATGACCGTCATTGAGATCCGCTATATGATTCAGTCGCACACCTGTGCTGGCACTGATTTGTTCTGTGGTGGGCAGAGTTTTGTGATTGTCACTGTGTTTTGCGATAAACTCGGCCGCAGGTCTCAAACTTCTATCAAAGTTTTCAGGATTGTAAATGTTCTGCACACGCACATAACTCTCTGCGTCTTGCAACATCATTTCTAAAAACAGGCGTTGGACTTCAAGTCCGTAATCTTTTAACAAGTTGTTTTTTCCTTAGTTCAATTTTTATTCGACTGGTTTCTCGGGCCTGCATGATAGTTATCAACGTTGCTACCTTTCCCCAACGAATCACAGCATCATTCGCATCTTTGACATCCGCGGGCCAGTCAGGGATACTTACTGCCCAGCCCAGTTCCACTGCACGATCTACCAGGCGCATGCCCGGCTCGTCTTGATCTGGCACTACAATGATTTCGCGATCTAAACTACGAATTAACCTTGCCTGGGCTTCATTGACATCGGCATGCAATACTGCCAGACCATTGATGCTGAGTGCATCGAACACACCTTCTACCACAATGGCATACTGCCAATTGGCGCCTTGCAAGTCTGTGCCAAATACATAGCCCGGCTGTATGTCTTGGATATATCGGGGCGTGCGGTTATCTAAAAATCTTGTTGTATGCCCTACCACTTGATTGTCATGCGTAAACGGAATCACAATGCCAGGGCGTGGCATTGTTTTATATAAAAATGGATAGTCCGGTGGCGCACATCTTTTACGCAGATACTCTTCGGCTTGTTTATTCAACGTTTGTGTGTCTGCCGGCAAGTCTCGATCTTCAAACACAATACTTTGTAATCGGTTCACTATCTCTTGACGATCTCCAAGTAGTCCTTCAATACTTTTGTGTTTTAAACTTTCAAGATTTATGCGTTCTATTTCTTCCTGTGGCACATTCATCCAACTTAATAACTTACGTGCTTTGAATGTAAGTGTACGTCCCAACACAAAACTGGCAGTAAATCCACAGTTGAAACAGTGATAACTCCAACCTGTGGGCGTGGTCTTGATGCCGCCACGACTGCGTCGATCTCGGCTTTCGCCATTGTGTTCACAACAGGGTGCATTGAAACTGATCCAACCAGAAGCACTGGGTTTACGACGTGCGGGCAGGTAGGACAAGACATCAATCATGTTGTATTATAACATGATTTTTGATTTAGATCAATGCTGATTGAGACTAACGGTAAAGTAGATTTACCACAAAGCCTGTGGAAATTAGCACTATGGCGCCTTGATTTTGAGGAGGAACCGGATAGGCGTTCACATTGACTCCGGCAGCTGGTACAGGCCAATAGCCCGATCCGCCATTGGTGATAATGATTTCTTCAACCAAGCCGCTTGAGCTGATTATGGCTTCGGCCGTGGCGCCGGCACCATTGCCTAAAATGCTGACTTTGGGTGGAGCTAGATAGCCACTTCCACCGTTGGCCACTGTGATACTGGTCACAACACCATCTGTGCAAAAAGCATAGGCCATGGCCGGTGTTCCAGGAGGCTCCGGTGTGGCAAAAACTGAACTGTTAAAACACAATTTCAACAAGGGATGCCATCCGATGATGTTCATGTGTATGGTTTTGGTTTGGTCTAGGTAGGTGGTTGACTCGGTGACATTGTAAAAGATACTCTGATAGTTTTCTGCAGCCTGTGCCTTGATAGTTCCGGTATAACCAATCAGGTCCATCTGTATGGTGGTTACCGGACCGCGTGGTTCAATAAAACTACTGAAATATTCTGTGTTCCATAATCCCGGAAAGCCGCTGCCTGCGCCAGTTGGATTGCCGGACCAATAGGGATTCCCGCCGGGAAAATTGCTGTATCCAGCTCCATCATAGCTGATTTCGTTAGAAACTTCCAGTGTGGGGATTGTCAACTCGGCGCTGGGTACAAATTCGGGCAAGACTGAATCCACGATATCCACTGGGGCTCTTGCCCCAGCTTGTGCGTCGACAAATACTGCTTCGGTGAGCCCACCTGTTTGTGTGCGAGACAAACTGTAGCTGGCAGGCTGTGCTTGTACTGCCAACAACTGTTCTGTGGTCAAGGTAACTTTGGCCCGGCCTGTAGCAGCACTTAGCGTGACCATGGGCGCTTCCAATAAAATTTTGTCGCCAGCCTGGCTGATGGCACGAAATACAAATGTGCTACCAGTGATATTGACAGGCTTTTGATCTTGATTGATAAATTCAAACAAAATCACATTGTCAACACCCTTGTTAATTGTTAGTTTTTTAGCGTACACAGGATCCCACCTATATGTGAATGTAGAACCGTTGCTGGTGTCCAGGAGCAGGACTCGAGTGCGTTGCTGGTACAGATAAGCGGTGGTTGAATACATACATGCTATTTAGCGATTGTGCAACCACGACGGAAATTGGTTATAAATACCCCAGATGGCCAATGACATATTTAATCAACTAGCAGAAAAATATCCATTTATAACCCTGTGTGTGTACGCCAGCACAGAATACGTGGGTATCATACAAAATCAAGATGACTCGATCACCACCATCTACGACTTTGGAAACATACAAGATATAACAAGTAAACGGCGTTTTTTAGAATTGGCCAATGTTTGGTGGTGGGAATCAAACCGTAGTATACCCATAAACATATTCTTAAAAGCTGAATGGAATCCGTTCCGTATGTGTTTGCGTACTTTTGTCAACAAGGACCTACAAATCTTGCATGGTCCAGTGTGCAGTCTCAGTGAAATGGCCCGTAAAAAAAGCAAGAGAAAATCAATTACTCTGGTCCGGCGTGTTGATTAGATTCATGTGGAGAGTAACTAATTTGCTATAGCCCAGGGCATGACTTTTCTTGAACACAAATCCTCGGCTGCTATCACCGTCCCAAACAGATTCAAATACTTGGTCCCAGGGCTGGTTTTGCAAGTGTGCCTTGCCAGGGCGGATGATACTGATAAATGCTGCCATTCTGGGAATACTGTCAGGACGCATTGATTTAAGCAACTCTGTGTAGTTACCGATGTGTACCAATTGAGTGGACCACTCTGTGTCGGTCCACAATCTGGACCAGGGCGGATCCTGTTCTAGGACTTGTGCATAATGCTCAGGACTTTGGATCAACTGATACACTGTCATATTCAACAGATCAATTTTAAAGTAGCCCAGTTGTTCGGCTGTTTGATAATCTATGGCCGCACAGGCATCAACAGGATCCACAGGTATATCTGTGACATACACTCCACTGTTATGCCGTCTCACCTGTCCTTGGTGTAGTTGACGTGCTGGCGTGGCCTTGATCAACTTGAGTAACTGATCTCTATCGGCCAAGTCTATGTCAATGTCTGCACTCATTACCAACCTGCTTTCTGTAACATTTCCTTCACATATTCCTGATCAGCCACATAGTCTGAGAACTTTTTCATCCATACTTCACTGTCTATGTAGGCCCAGATCATAGCTATCTGGCTGGCATCCAGCTCGCCCAAGAATCGTTGTCCGCTTTCACAATTGTACACTATCCAGGCGCTGATGCGACCAGTGGTCACAGCATACACCATGGCATTGATATTGCCGTAACGCAAGCAGTCCTCGGCAGGATTGCCTGTCTGTTCTGACCAATCTATGGCAAACTCCATGGCTCGGGCCATGGCATCGTTGACATTTTCCACACGCAGGTAGTCTACCAAATATTCAGTATACATGGTATCTCGGCCCCAGTGATCAATCTTCTTGTTGTGCTTGAGCAACCATTCCATGAATCTGGCCGGATTGACAGCCCGGGTATCCACGCAGTATCTACCAAATTTCACAAACGCACGATAGTAAGGACTGGCCGCAAAGTCTTCAAAGGTTTTTAGTCGGGCACTGCCCTGTGACATTTCATAGAACTTCAAGTAGGCCTGCAGGCCCAGTTGTACTCCACGCTCGTCTTGTTCTTGGAATCGCCGTTTGGGTTCGCACATGTGTACGGACAGGCTGGTCTCTTTCACAAAACTTCGTTTGCAATACCTACATTCGTACATTACTTTTCACGACCCAGAGCTTTGACATAGGCATCTATGTCTTTTTTGGTATTGATTTCGGCCAGGACTTCTAGCTCGTCGTCTTTGAGATGCGGAAACAATTCTGACAGTTGTTTTTTAATGTTGCCTGCGCCGGGTTCTCGTTTCTTGGGAGCAATCCAGGTGTGACGTTGTGTGCCCATACCAGGGCTGACTGTGGTGGCACACAACCATTGTAGTTTTGGATGTCGATTGATAGTAAAAAAATGTTTGTTGAGTCGCTCATTGGTTGAGATCAGATAAAATTCTTGCAGATCTCTGCTGCCCTGTACACTAGATCCGTAACGGATCATAAGAAAGTTGCTGAACTTTTTGCGTTCGTCAACAGTGAGGCTATCGTAAAATGTACGATCCTTGCGGTCAAACACAGCCATTTCGTTGTTGATGCTGAGTTTGTCCACTACCAGGCCTTGTTGTAGTCTAATACTTCGCAGTTCCTGCTGATGTCTTTGACAAAATACACACACTCGGGTTTGGCCTCTGTGCCTATTGGAACGCACAGCATCTGCCCATTTTTTAACTTGGGCGCATACCAAGTGACCTCTTGATAAACGTCAATGATCTCGATGTCCAGGAAACTGGGTCTAAAACTGCTGAGTGGATTGAACTGGAATGCTTTGAATCCTCTATCATTGATGGCTGTGAGTGGTAAGATTTCTAAATCACCTAGGTCGGGCTCACCGATCAGGATCTGCCAATCCACCGGCATCCGGACTCGGTGATCGCCTATGCGTAGGACCAGGGCCGGCGCTGTGAAACTTTCCAAGAAGATCAACGGTATGTAATGATAATCAGGATCGGCCGGATTTGAATTGTCCAGGATGGCAAATCGCATGTCGTCTACTTCTTCTGGTAGATGATCTAATTCAAATGGTGCATTGTCTAAAGTTAATATACGCATGAATTTATTATAACAGATTTTGACACAAATGCAACCTTTACTTCCACGCCAGTTTTTCCTGTGTGAAAGGGTAGTTGGCTTCACGGTAAAAGGTCTTGCGTTTGGTCAGGTGTCGTTTGGCAAATCTACATGTTGATGTCACGTCCCAGATCTGCACATGATCCTTGTCTTCGGCTTTTCTGATGCCGCGTCCTATGCTTTGTATTACTCGCACAAAACTCTTGCCAGGTTCCACAAGAACCAAATTGAAAATCCTAGGTATATTGATACCCACTGCCGCCACACCATAGGTGGCCACAATGATCTTGCCTGTTGCATCAGCCACTTCATCATATTCATCCTGTCTTGCCTTGGCTTTGGTTGCACCAGATACCATCACAGCACCGTCACCCAGCCGCTCTATGATGCCTTGTCCAGCAGCAATGCGATCTACCAACACAAGAGTGTTACCGGTCTCATTGACTTGCCGGATCAAATTGGCAATGGTGTCTAACCTACCAGACTCTTCCAACAAGTATTTTAGCTCGCTTTGATAATTGGTAAACTCTGCATGATCTTCCAACTGCACAATGTTCACGTGACATTGTGCCAACACGCCCTGGCTTTGTAGTTCGCTGGCACTGAGTTTACCAATCACTGGACCAAGGCTACACTTGAGTGCCTGCGATTCAAATGGTTCCTTGGGTATGGTTCCTGTGAGTCCCCAGCGCAGGGGGATACGACTCATGACTCCTGTGAGCAAGGTTTTTAAGGCATCGGCCTTGGCCATGTGTACCTCATCCACAATCACACACACCACATCTTGTAAAAATTCACCAATGGTAACATCACCTACTGAATTTTTTGTATTCTTCAGCAGGATATTTAGACTTTGCCAGGTACAGATAGTGTGTGTGCGACCCCACTCTTTGCGATCTCCAAAGTAAACACCCACATCCTGTTGCATGTTGACGTAGTCTTTTTCTGTTTGTGTGACCAAGCTCTTGTTGGGCACAATCACAATGGTGCGACCGTATGGTGACACGGCGTTGCTGAGTGCGGCGGTGATCACTGTCTTGCCAGCACCAGTGGCAATTTCCTGTATGCATTGTGGATTGGTCAAGAAATTGTTGATGATTTCAACCTGATAATCACGCAACTGCATGGGCTGACCTTCCAAGGGGTGGCCCGGGCCCCAGGCGATATGGCCAAATGTGTTTTGGTTTACTTGTTGGAATTCAAATGTGGTACTGTAGTCTCTTTGATCGTCCAAATCAATATCGTAATTGAACTTTTCCAAGATAGGAATAATATCTGGCAGTAGATTTATGTAGGTGCTACCACCTAGTTGAAAATAACTGACCTTGCCGTCCCAACGGCCCAGTCTCACCGCTGGCAAGTATCTAGCACCCGGCACATCATACTTGAATGCATTTACCAGGGCACGCCTGGCGTCCAACTCAAGACCTTCTATCTTGATATTGACTTCGTCCTTGATTATAATTGTAGCTGTTCGCATAGAGATAGTATAGCATACTTAGTTTATCAAAGTCAAAAAAACAGGCCCCTAAAGGCCTGTTGTAAAATGGGCAGTGTTGCCACTGCCCAGGAGCTACCGTATTAACTGTTCTTCATACATGTACTAGCGGCCAAGGCCTTCCAGTTATCACCGGACACTTTGGTCAAGTCTGCAATCTTTAGAGCCATACGCAAGCTCATCTCACGCAGGCGAGTTTGATTGGCTTCCATAAACCCAATGATCTCGTCACCTTGTTCCGAGCTAAAATCGTAGTCTGCAAACAGTTCACCTTTAAGGTAAATTTGCTTGATACGCAAGAAACGATCACGCATGGTGTTGAGTGTAAGGTCCAGGAAGTGACAACGACTTTGTAAGGCTTCCAAATGGTCTTGCAACTTCTTGCTCTTGAGATTTTGGAACTGCAAGTTGGTGATAAAAATACACGAACCTTTGAAGTCGAACATGTCCGGAACGCCTTCACGACGCAACATGGCACTATCACTGTTCCAGTAGAT